GCTCCGGACTATATCAGGCCAAGCAGTAGAGGGTGTACTGATAACGGCAGAGGACTCAGCCGACAGTCTACTAGCAGAGATAAGCACCGGAACCGCTCAGAATGACGCTGACAACGGAAAACCGACGCACACAATCGACGCAGGAGCGACGAACGCAAGCGAGGTGATACCCAAGCCTAGGGAAAATTCGGACGCGTTAGAGAGCGATTGTGCAAGCCTTATTCCCGAAAGTTATATAGAACGGGCAGAAGTGTCAGAAATCACGGGATTATATGCGGAGCGTATAACCGAAAGTTATATAGACGGCCAGCCAGACGCGCAGGACATCGAGCCCGCCAGCGACCCCACCCTACCGGCACCCCCGCCCATAGCGGATGACCACCTCGGTGAAGATTTGCATAATGTTCCGCACAGTCGATCACTAGATAATTCCATTCCGCACAGTGGAAGCCAAGAAAAATTCGTTGATCCACCCATTCCTACAAGAGAGCAGCTCAAGGCAAACGGTGTTGAGCTTATTGGCCTAGATGAGATAGTGTCTTCCCGTGTAACAGTGGCCACCCCTATCGTTGCCGAGAAAGATCCGGCCGATACCCCCACCCCTTCTTCTTACGAATAGCCCCCACTATATGGAACCGTGCTATATGAAAAACACCCCCGGTATATGGAACCAATCTCAACTTAACAAGTTAAGGTGAGAAATTTTCAAATGAGTAGAATCAAGGATTTAGAGAGTGCGCTGGAGCGGAATATGACCCCTAGACAGAAAGAGATCTTTATGGTCATTGACTCATGGTGGGCGCGGTTTGGGTTCGGGCCGAGTGTTGATGACATCATGCGTTTGACCGGCGACAAGGGGCGAGGGAATGTTGCACGGGTTTGTAAGATTCTGTGTGAGATCGGGGTCTGCAAAAGGACGCCGGGGCGGGCGAGAAGTATTCGACCGGTCTACGTGAATGTAAGGAAACTATAATGGACTTCAAGATTTGGTGGCGGGAGAATAAGCCTGAAGACATTCCGGTGGATAGTTATCACCTTGTGAAAGAAGCTTGCCGGTCTGCTTGGGAGCGGGCAAAAGAGGAGGAGCGAGCCAGAGCGTGCCTTCTGGCAAGTACGTATCCGTTTTCTCCGCATATAGGGCGCAAGATCTCAAAGTTGATAGAGGACAAAAATGACGGACTATGAAGTTAAAGAGCTTGCTCACAGAGTCTGCTGGAAGTACAAGAAGAGTTCGGATCCGCATCACAGCGATACTTACACTTTTAACGACCATACGATTACCGAGTTCGCCCGCCTGATTTTGCTTATGGAAAAGAAGAATGAGCCACAGTGACGAAGAGCTTGCCGCCAAGATTAAAGAAGCGGTGCGCGAGGAGCGGGATCGTTGTATGGCGCAAGTAGAGCGGGAAAAGAACCTGTGGCGGTTTAACTCGTGTTCTCGTGCCGTACATACGGCTCTGGAAAGTCTGAAGTCTATGATCCGAGGAACGCCGTGAACCTAGAGCAACTAGCAGAAGAGATCATGAAGCAGCCCCCTGCTGAGCGCGAGATGATGCTTGAGATGCTGGACGAGCTTAAAGAGTCGGAGAAGCGCGAGCGGGCCGAGCATGACTTTATGTACTTTGTGCACCAGATGTGGCCGGGGTTTGTAGACGGGCGCCATCACAAAGTTATGGCAAAGAAGTTTCAAGAAATTGCGGAGGGAAAATGCAAGAGGCTGATAATCAACATGCCGCCTCGCCACACGAAGAGCGAGTTTGCTTCTTATCTGCTGCCAGCATGGTTCCTAGGGAGGTTTCCGAACAAAAAGATAATCCAATGTTCGAATACTGCCGAGCTTGCAGTGGGCTTCGGCCGGAAGGTGCGGAACCTTGTAGACTCGGAGCAATACGCGAAAACTTTCCCGAACGTGCACCTGAGGCAGGACAGCAAGGCGGCGGGACGTTGGGCTACTTCGGGGAATGGGGAGTATTTCGCCATCGGGGTCGGGGGTACAGTAACAGGTAAAGGCGCGGATCTACTGATTATTGATGACCCTCACTCTGAGCAGGAAGCCAAGCTGGCCCAATCAAACCCTGAAGTGTTTGACTCTGTGTACGAGTGGTACACATCTGGCCCTCGTCAGCGTTTGCAGCCGGGTGGCGCTATCGTGATCGTTATGACCCGATGGTCTAAGCGTGATGTGACCGGTCGAATCCTGCAGTCGAGCATCGAGAAAGAGGGTAACGATGAATGGGAAGTTATTGAGTTTCCGGCAATACTGCCAAGTGGAAATCCGCTTTGGCCGCAGTTCTGGAGCATTGAAGAGCTGGAAGCGCTTAGGTCTGAACTTCCGCCAGCTAAGTGGAACGCACAGTATCAGCAAAGTCCTACTTCAGAAGAAGGCGCTATTGTTAAACGCGAATGGTGGAAGATCTGGGAACCTGAGGATCCTCCTAGATGCGAGTTCCTTATCCAAAGCTGGGATACGGCGTTCACTAAAAATGAACGTTCCGACTATTCCGCATGTACAACGTGGGGTGTTTTTTATCTCAACGAAGACCCAAACGACGCCAACGTTATTTTGCTTGACGCCTTTAAAGGCAGATACGAGTTCCCGGAGCTTAAGGAAAAGGCGTTCCGCCACTATAATGAGTGGGAGCCGGATGCTTTTATCATTGAGGCCAAGGCATCGGGTGCGCCGCTCATATTCGAACTACGTGCAATGGGTATTCCGGTACAAGAATTCACTCCGTCGCGCGGAAATGATAAGGTCGTTCGCATAAACTCGGTTGCGGATCTGTTCGCATCTGGTAAAGTATGGGCACCGCCAACCAGATGGGCAGAAGAAGTAATGGAAGAGATGGCTTCTTTCCCGAATTCGGATCATGATGACCTTGTTGACTCGTCAACACAGGCGCTTATTCGCTTCCGCAAAGGCGGCTTTATACGATTAGAATCCGATGAGCCCGAAGACACCCGGTACTTTAGGGGTCGGCGCAACAAATACTACTAAGGAATAGCCATGTCTATAGAAAAAGGACTGTACGCCGCACCAGAAGGACTGGAAGAGCTTGTTTCCGGTGAGCCTGAGATCGAAGTTGAGATCAAAGACGGCCCTGAGATTGCGATTAACGAAGACGGCAGCGTTGATATTGTGTTTGAAGAAGAGAAAAACACTGATATTGACCAGTTTGACGCAAACATTGCCGACTTTTTGGACGAAGGAGCGCTGCAATCCCTGTCTTCTGAGCTGATGGAGCTGGTAGACGAGGACATTAACAGCCGAAAAGAGTGGGCTGACACCTACGTTAAGGGTCTTGAAGTCCTCGGATTCAAATACGAAGAGCGTACTGAGCCATGGCAAGACGCTTGCGGCGTGTATTCGACTGTTTTAGCCGAGGCTGCCATACGTTTCCAAGCGGAATCCATGTCTGAATCGTTCCCTGCGGCCGGCCCGGTGAAGACTGCCATCATCGGCATGATTACCAAGGACAAAGAAGAGGCTGCGGCCCGTGTTAAAGAGGACATGAACTACCAGCTGACCGAAAAAATGACGGAATACCGCCCGGAACACGAGCGTATGCTGTACTCATTGGGTCTGGCCGGGTCTGCTTTTAAGAAAGTGTACTTTGACCCACGTCTTGGCCGCCAAGCATCTGTTTATATCCCGGCGGAAGACGTGATTGTGCCTTACGGCGCCTCTCATATTGAGACGGCAGAGCGTGTGACACACATTATGCGTAAGACAAAGAACGAAGTCGCCCGCATGCAGGCAACCGGTTTCTACCGAGATATTGATCTTGGCGAACCAGTGCAGTTCCACAGCGATATTGAGAAAAAGAAGGCTGAAGAAGGTGGCTATTCTTTAACTCAAGACGACCGTTATGCAATCTACGAGATCCATGTGGATTATTACTTGGAAGGAGTAGACGATGAAGAAGACCTGCCAAAACCGTATGTCATCACCATTGACAAAGGAACCGGCGACATTCTGGCAATCCGTCGTAACTGGAATCCGGAAGACCCGTTGTACCTTAAGCGTCAACATTTCGTCCACTATGTGTACGTGCCGGGATTCGGCTTTTACGGTCTTGGACTCATTCATATTATTGGCGGCTATGCTCGCGCTGGTACTTCTATCATTCGTCAGCTCGTTGATGCTGGTACTCTTTCTAACCTTCCCGGTGGCCTTAAAGCACGGGGACTTCGTGTTAAGGGAGATGACACTCCTATTGCACCGGGCGAGTTCCGTGATGTAGACGTACCGTCTGGGGCAATCCGCGACAACATCATGCCGCTCCCGTACAAGGAGCCGAGCCAAGTTCTTGCCGGTCTGTTGGATAAGATCACGGAAGAAGGCCGCCGTTTAGGTGCTATCAGCGACATGAACATCTCGGACATGTCGGCACAAGCCCCGGTTGGTACGACTCTAGCCCTGCTGGAACGCACGCTGAAGCCAATGGCCGCCGTACAGAGCCGAGTTCACTATGCGATGAAGCAAGAGTTCAAGCTCCTGAAGATCATCATCGCTGATTACGCCCCGGACGACTACGAGTTCTTGCCGGATACCGGTGAGCGTAAGGCACGCAAAGCCGATTACTCCATGGTAGACGTGATCCCCGTGTCGGATCCGAACAGCTCCACCATGGCGCAACGTGTTGTCCAGTACCAAGCGGTATTGCAGATGGCACAACAAGCGCCGCAGATCTATGACCTGCCGCAACTCCACCGTCAGATGATTGAAGTCCTTGGGATTAAAAATGCCGACAAGCTCGTGCCAACAGCAGAAGATCAAAAGCCGCGTGACCCTGTGTCCGAAAACATGTCCGCTCTGTCCGGTAAGCCTCTCCGCGCGTTTATCAATCAGGATCATCAAGCACACATCACCGTGCATCAAACGTTCATGCAAGATCCTACGATTGCAGCAGCCATAGGTCAGAACCCGCAAGCCCAACAGATCATGGCTTCGCTGCAAGCGCATATCGCAGAGCACACCGGCTTCTTGTACCGCAAGCAGCTGGAAGAACAGCTCGGCGTTGCCCTGCCGCCGCCGAACGAAGAGCTGGATCCTGAGATCGAGTACGAACTGTCGAAGCTTATGGCAGAGGCCGGCAAGCAACTGCAGCAAGTTCATCAGAGCGAGCAAGCGCAGCAACAAGCCCAGCAGGCCGCACAAGATCCATTGCTGCAACTGCGTCAACAAGAGCTCCAGATTAAACAATCTGAAGTTCAACGCAAAGCTCAAAAGGATCAGGCAGAAATTCAGCTTGAGCAAGAGCGCCTTAACATTGACAAGGTTAAGGCCACAACAGCTTTCCAGCGAGACACCGCTATGCTGGATCATCAAAACTCGCAAGCCGACAAGCGTATTGAACTTGACGTGCTTAAAGAAGTTTTGAAAGCAAAAAGCGCGCAACAACCCAAAAAGGGAAAGTAAATGAAAACCGTCTATGACGTGCTAATCGAAAAACTGGAAGAGATGAAAATTGATTCCATGCAATTCCTTGTGGATGGAGGAGTCAAAGACTTCGCCCACTACAAAGATACCTGTGGCTACCTCCGAGGGCTGGCGGCCGCACAGCGTGAAATAAGTGCCCTTGCGAAAACCAATGAAGAGGACTGGGATGACTGAACAAACTGAAGTTCAACTGACCGAAGAAGAAGTAGAAGCACAATTGCCGAAACCCGTTGGCTACATGGTGATGGTTGCATTGCCGAAGGTAGAAGAAGCTTACGAGTCAGGCATTATCAAATCGGATCAATCGCGCCGAGAAGAGTACATCATGTCCACAATGGGCGCAGTCATTGACATGGGGGCAGAAGCCTACTGTGACAAAGAACGCTTCCCTAATGGCCCATGGTGCAAGGTAGGAGACTTTGTTATGTTCCGCCCGAACACCGGCACACGTTTCAAAGTAAATGGGCAAGAGTACAGAATTTTTAATGATGACTCTATTCAGGCCGTGGTTCCAGATCCAAGAGGCGTAATGCGTGCCTGTTAAAACATGCACAAAATGCGGCGTTGAAAAAGACGCCGCAGAGTTTAACAAGCTATCCAAGTCGCCGGATGGTTTGCAATACCATTGCAAGTCTTGCAAGCTGCATTATCAACGGAGCAATCCCAACCGGAAAGCATCTGTAGATAAGTATAGGTCTGCTAACAAAGCAGTTTGCATTCAACGGTCGAAAGATAGTCAAGCGAAAAACCGTGCCTACTATTCGGCAAAGTCGATTAAGTGGCAAAAGGAGAATCGTGAGCGCAATCTTAAAAACAAAAGAAAGCGATACGCAGACAGCAGTGCAAAATACATTGCCATAAGCCGCAGACGGCAAGGCAAAATCCGCCATGGCGAAATGTTTATGAATCAAGCCGAATTTGCTGAGGCTCAGGGTCTGTATGACTTTTGCAAAATCTTCAGAGGATTTGAGGTTGACCATATTATTCCTCTAAATGGCAAAACAGTGTCGGGACTTCATGTCCTTGCAAACCTTCGCGTTCTGCCCGTGTCTGAGAACCGATCAAAAGGCAACAAATTTGACACAGCTTAAGGAGACATTATGTCTGTTGAAAAGGTAGAGTTCTCGTTTCCAGAACCGGAAACAGAGTTCAAAATTGAAGTAGAGGGCAACAGTGCCGAGTTCATGGAAACCGAACCGGAGATTGTTGTAGAAAAGAAACAGGTCAAACAAGACGAAGACCTAGAGATCAACGTTGTTGACGACACGCCGGCTAAAGACCGTGGCCGCAAAGCCTCAGAACCGCCTGAAGAGGTCAGCGACGAAGAGCTGGAACAGTATTCAGAGCGCGTCCGTAAGCGGATTCAGCACTTCAGCAAAGGCTATCACGACGAGCGCCGCGCCAAAGAGGCCGCCCTGCGTGAGCGTCAGGAGCTGGAAGCCTATGCCCAGAAGCTTATTGAGGAGAACAAGAGCCTCAAAGGTAACTTCGGCAAGGCCCAAGAAGCCATGCTTGAACAGGCCAAGCGCGTAGCTGCCACGGAGTTCGAACAGGCCAAGGTTAAGTACAAAGAAGCCTACGAGTCTGGCGACGCCGACAAGGTACTGGAAGCTCAGGAAGAATTAACGTCCGCCCGCTTTAAAGTGGAAAAGGTAAATAATTTTAAGCCTGCCCCTTTACAAGATGAAGAAACGAGCGTACAAACACAAACAACCGCCCCACAAGCGTCGTATGACGAGAAGGCAGAATCTTGGAGACAAGACAATGCTTGGTTCGGAACCGACGAAGAAATGACTGCTTTTGCGTTGGGGTTGCATCAAAAGCTGGTCAAATCCGGGATTGACCCCCGGAGCGACGAATACTACGAGAGAATCAACTCTCGCATGCGCCAAGTCTTCCCGGACTCGTTCGAGGAAGCACAAGAGCAGGAAACCAGACAGGTTCGCAGTAGCAATGTCGTGGCCCCGGCCACACGCAGCGTAGCGCCTAAGAAAATCACGCTGACAAAGACACAAGTTGCTCTTGCGAAAAAGCTTGGAGTCCCGCTGACTGAATACGCCAAACAGGTTGCTGAAGAAATGAGGAAACAATCATGAGTCAAAATCGTACAAATCGTGAACTAGAGACCCGCGAAACCACTGTTCGAAAGAAGAGCTGGGTTCGTCCGGAAGTTCTCCCTACTCCTAACCCGGAGC